TTTCATTCTTAAGAATTGAGGATTCTCATACGTTTTAGATTCAATTAAATTAACCGCTGATCCAGATGTTGGAGTTTTTTCAACAGTTCTCTCAAATGATTCTGTTAACGTATTATCTTTAGTACCTACGTCTGAAAGTTCGTCTTTTATTGATCTATACAAATTTTTAGATTCTTTAAGAGTTTCAACACTATCAAATCTTTTTAAGATATTGATTTTTTCTTGTTTTGTAGTTGAGTGTTCTGTAAACAAACGTGTAGCGTAAGCCAAGTTTGAATTAAATACAGCAACTTCATTCAATTTATCTCTAAATACATTTAATGCGTTTCTGTACTCTTCATTTTTTTCTCTAAGAACTTGTAATTCTCTATTGTCAACACTTTCTTTTTTAATTGCCGTGTTTGCTTTTGAATGTGCTCTTGGTTTAGGTAAACCACCTTTTCTAAAATTAGAACCATTACCTAACGTACGAGACGCTTCTTTGGTTTCCATTTTTTTAACGGTTGTGTTTTTACCTTTCTCCATGTTTTCACCTTCCTTATATTCAAATTTCGCTTTACCCATACCAACTCCTCTGGTTCCTTGTTTCATTTTTGTTTTGAAACCTTGTCCTTGATTTGGTTTTTTGTCGTATTTGAATTTTGATGCGTTACCCATACCAACTCCTTTTGCCTTGAAATTAGATTTTGATTCAATAACAAATTCCTCATCTAAATCTTCTTCTAATTGAGACCAATCTGTTTCAAAATCAAGATCCTCATCCTCATCTTCAGGGTCATTACGGTGTCTGCGACCCATATGATAACGCTCTTCCATTTCACCACCTAAGTGTTTAGAGTATTCTTCACCATCATCATCATCTTCTTCATCTAACATGATTTCATAGATTGTTTCGGTAGTACCATCCTCTTCTTCCATCCAAGATTCTCCAATCTCATCGTTTTTCATCATTTCGATTTCATCTTGCTCTTGTTCGGACTCACTTAATTGGATAAAATAGTCAACATCGTTATTTTCATCAGATAAATGTATCATATCATCTTCTTTTTTAACAATGACACCATCTTCAGGTCCCATAGCCTTGAAAACTTTTAAAACGTCTTCTGAGGATGCTCCCGTTAGGTCAAGTGTGTCATCATCTTCGTCTTCGTCGTCGAAGTCAGCATCAATAGATAGCCCATCTTCGTCTCCGTCGTCGAAATTATCAACATCATCATCAGATACGTCAGTATCGTCAAACTCAGCATCTACATCAATCTCCTCTTCGTCGTCTTGCTCGTTAAGGGACTCTTTTACTAATGATCTGATTTCTTCCTTCATTGTAGAAGCAAGTATTCCTTTTGCGTTTTCGTTAATAACTTCTTCCAAATTTCTCATTTGTAAGAAAGTATCTTCAACCAATGATTTTTCTTTGCTCATTATAGTTTTGTTGTTTTTACAATATAAATAGTATGTTAATTGAAAAAATTCACATTTTTATAACAATGAGGCAAAAAAAAATGGAGATATTAAAAAATACCCCCATTTTAATAAAATGTAATTAAATTAAAAATTAGTCGATAACCTCATCAATTTTACTTTCTGTAATTGAAGTAATTCTCCAATCCATTGTGTAATGTTCATATACTTTGGTTACTTTAGCCTCAACATCAGTAGGGGTATAACCCATAACTAACTTCTCTTCTCTAACTTTTCTAACCTTTCCTGATTCGCTGTCTAACAAATCTGATGTGATTTTAGCCACAAAATACTTTTCTCCTTGTTCCATAATTTTTTAATTTTATTAAATCATAGAACTTATTTTTTTATTTGTCAAGAAATGAACTTAATTTATCCATTAAACTTTTTGTTTTCTCAATAGATGAGGATTCCATTCCAGTTGCTCTTTCTAAATTCATTTTTTTATCCTCATCTAAATTCTCCTCATATTTTAATCGGTCATTTTTATCTAAGAATAAATAAGCCCCCGGTGTAGACGGAGAAGATACAAGGTCAAAACAAATTAATTCAAAGTCATCTTGTACTTCATTTTGGTCCCCCACTTTTTTAAGTGATCCTACCCCACGAGAAGAAATACCTAAAGTAACTCCTTGTCGTAAATAGTTTGCTGCTAAATCCCCCTTTGTGGAAACAATACCACTTTCATGAAAACCAGGACTTGTAAGTAATTTTATTTTACCTAACAATACATTACCATCCCACCATACTTCTGTGATAATGTGAGAAACACGATCCAAATCAATCAATGATGATTCAGGGTGATTTAATTCAGAGAGAGCGGTTCCCTTTTCAATCATCTTTTTGTAGTTTTCCGACTCTCTCTTTAATATTTTCTCAGGATAAACTCTACCATTTCTATTAGGGGTATTGTACTTCTGTAATACAGCATAGAACTCAAATGGTTTAGAATGGTCAAGCATATTTCTTGACTCTTTTAATATATCTAAATTACGACCCTCGTTAGGATTAATATATCCTGCATCATATTCAATAAGAATACCTTTACCCGAATCTTGGGGTCCTAAAATTTTATAACCGCTCATAGTATTTTTTTATTATAAATACTAAACTTTTTCGGTTTTTACTTTAATTGGTTTAACATTCCCATTTTTTGTTAGGTAAAATTTGAAATTATCATTCTTATGTAATACGTCATTATATAATCCCTTAACAATTTCCTTTAATTTACGTTTGAGTTTTAAATCTTTGAAATCCACCTCATCAATAAGATAGAGATTAATTTCTAAATTCATAAATGATTTCTTTTTTAGTGATAATCCACTTGTTCTTAGATCCATATCCACAATAAACTTATCGTCAAACATTTGTTTATCTATGTGGTTGAATACTGAGTGTTTAATTGATCGGTTCATATTTAATACGAGCCTTGTCCAGTTCTCTACTTCTATTTTTGGTTCCGCCCATGTTTGGAGGTTCAAATACAATGACTTGAAATTTTTTGAATCTACTGTTCCGTAGGTAATTTTTGAGTTTCTAAATCCACTCAGTTTTGAGGTTTTCCCTTTTTTCATTTGATATTTCCATAATACAATGTTTATTTTATGAAAAAATAGTTAATTTTGTGATATATATCAAATATAAAATAAAATCTTAAAATATATTATGTTAATAGTACACGTAACCAAAAATGGGGGGATTGAAAGAGCCCTTAAAGAGCTGAAAAGTAAGGTGATTAAAACAAGACAAAACTCTCACCTAAATGATAGGAAAGAGTTTACTAAAAGGTCTGTTAAAAATAGAGAAATCCTTAATAAGGCTATTTATCGTCAAAAAATTAAAAGTAACGATTAAAGATTATTATTTAATTCTTGTAGTTTTAAATAAGTCAACTTATCAAATGATTCAGAACTAACTTTTTCAATTGTTTCATTGATTGCATTTCCTACTTCTTTATCTTGCTCACTCTCTTGGATTTTCTCTAACTTGGAGATTACACTCTCTTTTAAAGAGTTATATTTTTCTTTTAATTCATCTTCATTAGAAGACAAAATAGTTTTTAATTTTTTCTGATCAGATTCACTTAGATTACTTACGTAATTACTAATAGTTTTGTTTGCTATTCCCACCATAGTTTTTAAAGGTACATTAATAACTTCTTTATTCTCTTTCGGGGATTTTGTAATTGTTTCCAAAATTGTTTTTTTACTTGTAATTTTTTCTTCTAACTTTGTAATACCCGTTGAGAATAAATTATCAACGACATCATATTCATTACCATATTCTGATCCCTCAACCCAATCATTTAAAGGTTTTAAATCTTTTGGTGAAATTTTGTTTATTGAATTTTCATAAGCGGTAATACTTTGATTAATATATTCGTTTGCAATGGATTCATTTAGACCTTTATTCGTTGTTAATTCATCATATAGATAAAAAAGTTTAGAAACATTTTTATTCTTTAACACCAAAGAGTTAAATTTAGACATATCAGTTTTAATTGTATCATTTTTGTATGATTCAACTAATTTGTTTTCTATTTTTGATTTTAATTTACCGAATTTCATAATCTTTTTTATTATAAATATCAATCTCTTAATAATTTGCTCAGTTCATTTTCAATTGAACCTAAAGAATTTCTACCTTTAGATAAATCAATGTACTTATCACCATAAATATCATCACTTTCTAGTAAGATATTTAAGTTATCATTTTTCTTTCCTTCAGGTAAAGTTTCTTCTTCAGGTGGAGCCCCTGGTGCCGCTGGAGCTTCAGGTGCCCCACCAACTTCTTCACCCCCTAATGGTGGTAATGGAGGTTCAGGTGAAGTTTCTCCCCCACCTCCGAAGTCAGGTAATGATCCTCCACCTCCGAATGATCCTCCACCACCACCTGATGGAGGTGCTCCTCCTGCTGGTGGATTTTCTGTCGAACCTGATTTAGATTTATATAATCTATCCACAACATCAAACATACCTGTATGTGTAATAACAGTTGCGGTATTTGCTAATTCAGCGGCAACCGCTCTTTCTAATCTTTGTTGTTGTGTGTCTAATTTAATATCCTCATCTGAGAAACCAAAAATATGTTTCTTAGCCCAAGTTGCCGAAGTTGGGGCCAAACTATTAGGTATTTCTGACACTAAATCTTTATATAATAATACTTTTTCTTTCCAAACATCAATCATTAATAAATCAGCTTGTTTCGAAGGATTGGTTAACCCTAATGTAAAGTTTTGTAGATCATCCTCAAAACCTAAAATAAATAAGTGAATGATTGCAATTTTATTCATTTCTGCAATCATTGCTTTTTGTATTTTATTAATAGTTCTTGCAAAACGAATATCTTGTAATGATAAGTTCTTACCATCACCAACCACTTCCTCAAACCCTAAGTATGCTTTTGGTACACGTAATGCGGTCACTAATTTCTTTTGGATGTATTCAATATCCGCTATTTCAGATAAGTTCTGAGCTCCTGGTAATGTCTCAATCGGCATTGTTTGTGTAACATCACGTACAGGAACAAAATAATCCTGATCCACAGCCATTTGGTTAAATCTCATATCCACGTTTCCTGTTTTATTATCAACGATTTGATCACGCTTAAATTTGTTTGCAACACGTTGTACGTAAGGTTCAACATCTTTATCATCCATATTACCAACAAACACTTTAAACACTCTTCTTTCAGGTGCTCTTGATGTCCTATAGATTAACATCGCATCTTCCGATAATAATAATTGTTTCCAAATTCTTCTTGCTTTCTCCAACATGGAAGTTCCGTAAGGTAGTTTTCTATCATCACCAAGTAATCTAAAGTGAGCAACCTCCCAACTATTAAATTCCATGTCTTTTACTTTCCATTTGAATCTTAACCCTTTTTCTTTTGGGTCAACTTCGGCATTTACTGATTTTGCTGCCATTCCTCTTTCTAATCGTTCAATCTCAATGTTTGGTAATTGCATACAACCAACAATACCCTTTTCGGGGTCTAATTTTAGATACACAAAATTGTCACCATATTTACAGGTATTTCTTGTCCACATCTGTAAATTGGTATTAACATCCAATACATTATTAAATAAATCAGTTAAAATACCTTTTACCCTTTTTGATTCGGAATATATTTGTAAAATAAAACCATCTTGATTTGGAGTTGTTGATTCTTCAGCATATATATCTAATGCGGTTGATATCTCAGGTGTAAATTCCATTGATTCATAATCATAAAATGCCGCCAATCGTGTTGGTTCATAGTAAATTGCTTGAGTATAAAGATTGTTTTCAATTTTTGCCCATTGACCCGATAAATACATGGATTGTTGAGCCTGTAATTTTTCCTTTTCATACTCTTGTTTATTTGTAGTTTTAAGTAACTCTTTTTTATCTAATGAGTATGTGGGTAAATCTTGACCCAATAAGGAGTTCGGTCCAAATGTTTTGGATAACCTTTGCCAAATTGTTAGATTTTGATTATTATTTTCCATATTACAATTTTAAGTATAACAATAAATATCTAAATAGTTCTATTTAGTATTCGTAGGGGTTACAGTTGGAGTAGGAGTTATTGTTGTTGTGTTAGTATTCGTTGGAGTATTTGTTGGTGTTTCAGTGTTAGTTGGTGTTGGGGTTGGAGTTATATTAGAAATCTCACAATCATTACATCCACCATATCCAAATGATGCGGTAAACGCATCGTCTATCGGAGCAT